GTCGCAAAATCAGGACCTGCACTCCAGTATAGATTAATATCCACAGTTTCAGAAGTACTGTCCATAGTGCGCAAAGGCGTGTAAACACGGATCGAAAAAGCACCCATACTATTAGAAGGATCACTACCAGCAGCCAACTCGGGCACCAATAAAGTGTCGCTAGGAGCCCGCCAGGGGAACGAAATCTGATACATGGCTTTGCCAGCCGCCAAATCAATAATATCAGCGTACTGACTCATAGCACCAGGCAAAGCAATAGGCGGGCTAGCACTTCCATAGTGTGAGACAATCGCAAGACGACCCGTATGTATCTTAGAGGCCACAACTTGCACAGTGAGCACAAGAGACCCCTTCCAATACCTGAAGGGCAAGCATGTGTATTCAAGCAAGGTAGGTGCAAAGGCTACAGCCGAAGGGTTGTAAGCGGCCCCAGGGCAAGGCGTCAACGGAGCCACGTACAAAACAGTCGAGGAAACGTCAGCCACATTCCACTTGATAGTTGTCAGGAATGATGGTTTCTCACGCAAATACCTGAGGGACATCTCATCCTCAGAAGACCCCGAGTAATCTTGATTGTATTGAATCTTCTTATCAGGATACGCATCAAGGACCTGGCAACCAGCAACGTTCTCAATGGTGGCCAAATCCGGAAGACCTTGACGAACAATCTTTGGGGGGTTGAGGCCCACATTTGGATAATCAAGAAGTGCCCCTATCTCGCCAGCCAGCTTAACCCCATCTTGGGCATAATCCACAGATCGCTTAACAACTTTGGAAACATTACCCATCGAGCTAAAAGCCCCTCCCTGAGCTTCAATTTTTACCTCGTCAGACACAGGATCAACAACAAGGGCGGTTTTGGCCAAGAGGGGAACTGGATCAATCTTTTTCAGCCGGGGTACTCTCCACAAGAAGTTAAACCTCATGTTATCATCGGCGCTAGCAAAAATCCTCGCCTGACTGTTGGCCGTAGTCTCAAATGTAACCTTCCCAGTGTTATGAATAAGATTAGCAGCTTCAACAGGCTTCGTGGGGATCTTGAGCTGTTTATATAGCGAATAAAAAGGGACTTGCACTTCAACGAAGTCAACCTCATTAGTTGTTGAGGCTTGTGGTTGCGCTCCATTAATCCGAAATGGATTGAACTGGCCCTCAACATATCGGCTCGTTGTGTCCAAAGTACCATTCGGGGAAAACTGGATGTCAAAAGAATGGTTCCCGATTATCTTATACCTGAAACCACCCTTATAGAACCTGTAGAGGCGCGACCACCAGTAAACCTGACCAGAACGCAAGCCCACTAAACCCAAGGGCGCCGACTCAATAAGAGTGTCAGCCACGTTGAAGGTATACACACTAGGAGCAGATGGTCTAACCAAAAGGAAGGGTGCCGATCGTTTAATCAGCTCACACACACTAGTGTACCTCTCCATCTTGGAATCCAGCTTCTCCTCCGGTGGAGCAAGACGAACTTGCTGAACAGAGCCTTCAACATCCACAGCCACATCTTCTGTTGTCATCTCTCCAGACTGGGGTTCAATCCAACTATCAGCAATAACAGGAATGGGCTGATTGGGGGCTGGGTTGAGTACTTGAAAACTATTATCCTCAAATCGACCAGTGAAAGCAATAGAAGCAACACGCCCTTCCGCACTTGTGCTTGCCGATACTCTCAGTTCATTGAACACAACTACAATGATGCTTCCGAGAATATTCTCGACAGAGGATGGCCCTAGACCGTATTCAAGGCGATTCTTATGGGACACGAAGGGTATCCTGAAAGACACATTCTCAGTCTGGCCTGCTGTCAAAAAGACGCCAGGGCAAACACAACGGGAGACTGGATTATCATTAACAGCTGCGATAGCCTCCGCAACATCCAAACCGGGGACAAAATAAACTTGCACCATACCGGCTTGGAACATTTGTGACTGCATCTGTATGTCGATAACACATGTCCCACTCCAGTAAACGAAGCTTTGCCATGGCAACCTAGCTAAATCCGAACCAATCAGCTCCCATGGAGCACGAAAGGTGGCCAAGACAGTACCAGGAGCATCAATGTCCTTCCAGTTCACCGTGCGTAGGAACTGAGGCCGTGTGGCGAGGGAAAGAAAATCCACTTGTATCTCCTTCATCTCATCCCGCGCTGGTGGAAGCGCGCGTCGACCACCATCGCTAGGGGCCATAGGCGCAGCGTCATCAAAAGTAACGCCTGTGGCCCCATTCTTAGTCCCAGATTGTGACTGTATGAACCCTTCACCTGATTGACTCAACATCTTCTGTTGCTGGAGATCAAACCATTCGGGCTCATTCTGGTAGGATCCCACAATCTTCTCCTCACCAGTCCACAAAGCCGCGCAAGCAGCATAAGTTAGTAGATAGGAAGGACAACCCGCATCACACAAATAGGACATCAAGTCATCCCTGAGCCTATTGTATTCAGCAGGACCATTTCCAAAGGTCCGCCTGAGCGCAGAATTGCAATTATCAATGCAGAGCTGCTCAGGGGAAACCTCATTAATGGAAACCCACTTCAAACAACTCACCACCTCTGACCTGGCAGTATGTGGAAAATAGTGAATACCGGGAAGTACCAACTCATCTCGACGAACAGAGGTCATCTTCAGAAAATTGAGGTCCAAGAGACTCTTAACACCATAAGCACTCTCTTCTTTGGAGGCTGGTGTATAAGCAATCTTGAACTCCCGTAATTGAGCCTGCACACTTGCAAAATTGTACCAGTGCTTAATGGATGGGGACACGACCGTGATATTATCGTCACCCATAAACTTGCGGGAAGTTAAAGTGCTAAAGAACAAGCCACTAGCTTTACCCTTATCATTCTTCCTAGCCAAAGCAAGATAAGCACACAACAAGAAAATGTGGTTCATAAAAATATTAAGGACAGTTGTTAAGAAATTTCCAGAGGGATTGGCACCACCCCTCGGTCTAAAGAGCTTAGTACCAATAATAAGCTCAGTGTAGAGGATAGA